TATTTATCGTTGCGGTATTGCATAGAATCGTCCTCATTTATCTAGGTTTCCTCCATCATACCCCAAATGGTGGAAAAGTACAAGTGCGGCTTTACTTTGGGACGGAATTGGGGTATACTGTTCTCGAACATTTGCACGAGAGGAGGCGTAGAGAGATGAAAGACCGGGTGATTCTGCACTGCGACTTGAACTGTTTTTACGCCTCGGTGGAGCTGCTGGATTATCCCGCTCTCCAAAACGTGCCTGTGGCAGTGTGCGGCGATCCCAAGTCGCGGCACGGCATCATTCTCGCTAAGAATGAGCCTGCCAAGCAGTTGGGAGTCAAGACGGCGGAGACCATTTGGCAGGCCAAGCAGAAAGCGCCGGGATTGGTGACGCTGCCGCCCCACCACGATTTGTACGCCAAATATAGTCGCCGCGTCAATGAGATCTACGGGCAGTACACCGACTTGGTAGAACCTTTCGGCATTGACGAGAGCTGGCTGGATATTACGGGCAGTATGCACCTCTTCGGCGGCGACCCGAAGACGGTGGCGGACATGATCCGCAACCGTATCCGCGAGGAGTTGGGGCTCACCATCTCCGTGGGGGTCAGTTTCAATAAGGTGTTTGCCAAGCTGGGGAGCGACTATAAAATGGAGTATACAGGATAATAACGGAGGGCAAAAAATATATTTGCCCTTATTTCATATAGATTTCAAGGATAGGGACTTTCTGATTCACGCCATTATCAATGGTGTCATAAGTGATTTTTTCAATGAACTGCTTCAAGAAAACATTCTTGGATTTGGCATCCATGTCAGGATTATTAATGCAGTCAATGAGTGAATGAAGTGTCACAATTTGTTCCGAATAGTCAACCTTTGCAGGGGCGTTCTTTTTCGCTTCTGCAATTTTTTGTTTTGCTGCTTCAATGCTTTGGGTGTACATTGCCTTTCTTTCAATGAACTCATCTTTGGTGTACATGCCATCATCAGCTTCCCATGAATCCATCAGCCTTCTTTTTCTGCTTTCCAATTTTGCAAGTTCTGATTCCATTGCCTGAATCATTTCTGTGTGGCGCAGCAGTGCGGAATTGTCTTCCTTGTTTTCCATCTTGATTTGACAATCTTCAATTTTCATTTTCAAAGCTGCAATAATGGCATTTATAACATCAGGTTCAAGCGTAGAGTGTTTTTTGCAAATCTTGCCGAATGGGTGATAAAATCTTGAAATTCTGTTGTCACCGTATCGCATGAAACCAATAGCACGGCCACAATCACAGCAACGCAAAATGCCAGACAACGGATTTACAAGTTCTGTGTTCACTTTTGCTGGTGCTTGTGATCCGTAGATTGTTCTGACCTTATAGAACTGGTCTTCACTGATAAACCCTTCATGCTTGCCATCAAAAAATTGCTCATCACCAGTGTTTGTTCTTTTCTTTGTGATCTTGCCAGTGATGGGGTCTTTTTCTTTTATGGTCTTTTGTTTTCCCCATGAAACCTGACCAATATAATGTGCATTGAAAAGGATGTCTTTGATAGTTGCCCTTGACCATTCTCTGCCGCTTCTTGACGGAACGCCCATCAAATTCAACTGGTTGGCAATCCATGAAGTAGGCTTTCTGTCTTCTGTGTACCAGTCAAAAATCATCTTCACATATTTTGATTCTTCAGGCTTTTCAATCAGTGTTCTTTCTTTTCTGGATGGCTTCACAATGTCAAAGCCGTATGGTGGGACAGAGGGCAAAAAGTTTCCTTCTTTCACTGACTGCCACTTCCCTGCTTCCAGTCTGCGCTTGATGGTCTTGTATTCACGGCGTGACATGAACAGGCCAAATTCAAAATATTCTTGGTCAAATTCATTGTTTGGATCATAGACCTTTGCAGGGGTGATGATGTGCGTGTCACTGAATGTGAAGGCATCTGCCACTTCACCTTGATCCTTTGTGTTACCACGGGCAAGGCGTTCAATTTCCACTACCAGCACGCCCTTGTATTTATTGGCATAGACATCAGACAGCAGCCGTTGCATTTCAGGCCGTTCATCAATGCTGTCACCAGAAACAAGTTCTTGATAGACCGTGATTTGATTCATGGAAATGCCGTGCTTTGCTGCAAGGGCTTCAAGCATTGCTTTGTGCCGTGCCAGCGTTTCACCTTCACCGAGTGCTTCAAGTTCCAAATCCGTTCTTGACTTACGCAAATACATTGCGTAGCGGTCTTTTTGTTCCGATAAGTATTCTTCTAAATGTTCTGATGCTGATTTAATTTCCATTCTTATCTTCTCCCTTTTTTCTGTTTTCTTTGAACAGTCCCACAATCAAAGCTATGATAATAGCAACGGCGGCAAGCAGCACAGCAAATACCACAACAGCCATCGGCGCAACATACGCATCACGCACAAAACCAATATTTTTATTTGCTATATCCATTCTGAAATAGCTTGACAGCGTAAGCACCAACACAACACACATGCCAAGCAGCACGAAAACACCTATAGTGGTGCGCCGTAAGATTTTTTCTACACGCTGCAAAAATCGCTGTTCATTTTCCAGCTTGATGCTCAAAATCGCATTTTCCTTTTCCAGCCGTGCCAGTTCTGCTGCATCGGCTTTCTCTGTCTGTCCGTGAGTGTTCCCCAACAGAGCATCAAGGGACAGGCCAAAGAGCATACACAAGGACATAACGCCGTACACGCTGGGATTCTTCAATTCCCCTGCAAAATATTTTCTGACACGATCCTGTGGAGATTCAATCGCCTCCGAAACATCCTGATTGGTCAGACCCAAATCTTCTTTATGCTTACGCATCACAATGTAGAGGTCATCACATTTCTTCTGCAATTCAATGTGGGAAGTTTGATTCATAAGTTTCTTCATAATACTCTCCAAAACTCAAATATTGAAAAATAGCATCTTAAAATTATTTTTTTTACCTAAAAAATGTTGTTTTGCATATCGACAATGCTATGCTGTTTTGTTAATATTCGAGCATAGCAGATAGGGGGCTGTGACCTGATTCTGTTACTGCACGGGCAGTCGGTGCCACGGCTGTCCGTGCAACCTTTCAAGCTAACGCAAAAGCGTTTTTATAAAAAATTTTAAGAAATTTTTTATTTGTTGCACATTTCAGGGCAACAAACATGGTTTTTGAGCCTATGTTCAGAAGGAACATTTCATCACTTGCCATCATTTATGGGATTTGCCAACAGTTTCCTGTGGAAATCGACATTTACAAAAGTGTATAATTTTAGGCAAGGGGCAATGTTCTGAACATTCTCCATTGAAAGGAATGAAACCACAAATGACAGACTACGAAAAATTGATTCTCCATCTTTTGAGTTTCACCCACGAACAATTAGAAAAATTTCTTCAGCATGAGACTACTTTATCGATTCTGCCACCTGAAGAAGCATCCGAACTTTGTCAGCAGGAAGCATCTTGATTCGCTCAATCAGTTGCTTCATTTCATCAGACAGCCCATCGTCAGCAGCGGTGGGCTTTTCTTTTTTGTTGGATTCAGTTTCTCCAATCAAGCTGCTTGGTCTAATATCAAGTGCTTGTGCCAATCCATGTAGTGTGCTTCTTTTTATGTTCACAACTCTACCGTTTTCATATTTGGCAATGGCTGACTTCTGGACACCAACAATCTTTCCAAGTTCTTCTTGTGTTAATCCTTTTTCTAATCTTGCCTTTTTAATAAGATCACCGATTTCCATGTTGTCACCTCCTTTCGGTGTCTTAATAATACACCCTTGTATCTTAAAAATCAAATCTTTTTTAAAATTATTCTAAAATAATTATTGACAATTAAAAATTATCGTAGTATAGTGAAAGTGTCCTAATCAGACACAATATCTTGTGGGTCAATATTTTTTTGAAACACAAGTGTCTGATTTAGACACATACATATAAAAGAAAGAAGGCGAACAAAAGAATGAACACAAAACTTTTCCGAAGTGTGATGGTGCTGCACGGTGACACCAATGCATCCCTTGCCGCATTTCTCGGTATCACGGAACAGAGCGTGTCCAACAAAATCAATGAGAATGGCACGGAGTTCAAGCAGGGCGAGATTGCCAAAATCAAAGCCAGATATAATCTGGACAGCGATCAGGTAGACCGCATTTTTTTTGCAGTTTAAGTGTCTAATTTAGACACAAGGAGGGTCAGCAATGAGCATGACGGAATATGACTTTGGCTTTGCCATTGTAAGAATCCACGATGGCAAGCTGACTGAAGAACAAAGAAAGGTTGTTATAGAAAATGCAGCAAAAGATTTCTACAAGGCCATACAGAGGGCAGAAGCGCAGAAGAAGCGCAATGCTGTGTGTAGCTGACATGCTTCAGCACTTCACGGCAACAGCAATCATCACACTGGCCATCTTTGGCGCAGTGATGTGTATCACTGGCTGTGCTGACAAGGCAGAAGCGGCAGTGGTGCTGCCTGATGGAACGGCCGTGCCTGTGCTGACACAGCACGAAGATGTGTATGCCACATTCGATGTGCCGCTGGACTATGATTTGCAAGTTTTTATTATCCAAACTTGTGAAGAACTGAACATTGATGCGGCTGTGGTCATGGCAATGATTTTCTTTGAAAGCAGCTATCAGGCAGATGCCATTGGTGACGGTGGCAATTCTGTTGGCCTGATGCAGATTCAGGAACGCTGGCACAAAGAGCGCATGGAACGGCTGGATGTGACCAACTTATTGAATCCCTATCAGAATGTGACGGTTGGCATCGACTTCTTGGCAGAACTGATTGATGAGTATGACGGCAATGTTGAAATGGCACTGATGGCATACAACGCAGGAAGAGACGGTGCGGATAAGTATTGGTTCAGTCAGGGCGAATACTCCAATGAATACAGCCAGAAGGTAACTGATTTGGCACGGCTGCTGAACGGGGGTGGCGCAATTGGAGGATAACTATTCCCTGTGGCAGCGCAAAGAAGCTGAAGCGGAACGATGGCTTCAGAAGCGGCCTGAATGCGCTGACTGTGGCGAACACATTCAGGACACTGATGCCTATTACATCAACGGCGAGTTCATTTGCAAGGATTGCATGGATGCTTATCTGGTGAGTGTGGAGGATTACATAGAATGAAGGTTTTGGAACTGTTTGCTGGCACACGCAGCATCGGTAAGGCGTTTGAAGCCCACGGCCACGAAGTCTTTTCTGTGGAATGGGACAAAAATTTTCAGGACATTGATTTGTATGAGGACATCGGAAAGCTGACAGCACAGGACATTTTAGAGCGTTTTGGGCGGCCTGATGTGATTTGGGCAAGCCCAGACTGCACCACTTACAGTGTGGCTGCCATCAGCAAGCACAGGCGCAGAGAGCCAAACGGCAATTTGAGGGCAATCACAGAGTATGCAGAGTTTTGTGATACGGTCAATGCCCATGTTGTCAGTCTTATCAAAGAACTGAATCCCAAGTATTACTTCATTGAAAATCCCGTTGGCGGTTTGAGAAAGATGGATTTCATGAAGGACTTGCCACGCCACACGGTTACATACTGCCAGTATGGTGAGCGCAGACAAAAGCCGACTGACATCTGGACAAATCATCCTGATCCCAAATTCAAACCGCCTTGCAAGCGTGGTGAGCCTTGCCACGATGCTGCGCCAAGAGGGTCAAGAACTGGCACACAGGCACTAAAGAATGCCAAAGAAAAGGCAAAAATCCCTGTGATGCTGTGTGAACACATCGTGGCTATTTGCGAACAGTGAAAGGAGAATCAGATGAATGAAAGAATTTAAGGGCGGTGTGAAGTGGTACACCAAAAGCACAGTCACCATCGGCTTCCCTGAAGATGATGTGTGCTGTTACAGATGCCCGTTGATGGGCGTGGAATTTACGCAGGGACATCGCCGTGAACATTGCAGAAGAACAGGCGAATATCTCCCTGCACCTTTGGACACCATCGGTGTTTATTGCCCACTGGAATTTGAGGAGACCAACAATACACATATTAAATAATAGAAAGGAATTAAGATTATGAGTTTGAAAGTTAGTGAGAGCGGCGGCGGCAGCAACTTCCCCATGCTGGCAGAGGGCAGCTATGCTGCTGTGTGTTACATGCTGGTTGACATCGGTCTTCAGCGCAATGAAGCGTATGGCAACAGTTCCCGTAAAGTCATTATTGGCTGGGAACTTGCTGATGAGTATGTGGAAGTGGACGGCGAGAAGAAGCCCAGAGTGTTCTCTGCCCGTTACACTGCCAGCCTGAATGAAAAAGCCATTCTGCGCCGTGACTTGGCTGCATGGCGTGGCCGTGATTTCACGGAAGCGGAATTGGCAGAGTTCAATCTGCGGAACATCATCGGCGCACCTTGTATGATTCAGATCATCCACAAGAAGGCCAGCAACGGCAAGACCTATGCCAACCTTGCAAGCATCATGGCACTGCCGAAGGGTATGGCTGCACCGAAGCTCACACTTGATACCGTCATCTTTGACATTGATGAAAGTGATGCCCAAGACCTTGCAATCCTGCCTGAATGGATTGCCAACATGGTCAAGGCAAGTGAAAGCTGGCAGCAGCGTTTGATTGCTGACAAGGGCGGTGCTTCTTTTGCCGAGATTGATGACGATGAAGAGGAGCTGCCGTTCTGATGGGAGGGATGACAATGCCGAAAAGTTGTTTAGATGGTTATCTAACAGAAGGATGCAAGATTTGTCCATATTGGTTTGATGGGTCTAATCCTGAAGCTGGCATTGGTTGTGGCACTCCATTTCCTATTATGCATTGCCCGTTTTTTGCAAAAATGTATAGCGAAGAAGAGGGGTTGATGCCAAATGAGTAAATACCATAGCCGAAAAATCACACGGGATGGCATCACCTTTGATTCTGTGAAGGAATACCAGCGTTACTGTGAATTGTCTCTGCTTGAAAGGGCAGGGACAATCACAGACCTACAGCGGCAAGTCAAATTTGTTTTGCTGCCAGCGCAATACAGACAACTGTTTGATAGGAAAGCCCACAAATGGAAGACACGCTGTGTGGAGCGTGAAGTTTGCTACATTGCTGATTTTGTGTATCAGCAGGACGGCAAGACCGTTGTGGAAGACACAAAAGGAGTCAGGACAACGGACTACATCATCAAGCGAAAGTTGATGCTGTATATCCATAACATTCAGATTAAGGAAGTTTGAAAGGAAAACAGAACAATGACTATTAACGAATATCAGGCACTTGCAATGCGGACAAGCAACAAGGAATTGCCCACTGACTATCATCTGCTGAACGGTGCTTTGGGGCTTGCTGGTGAATCTGGTGAACTTGCTGACCTTGTAAAGAAGAACTGGATGCAGGGACATGAACTGGATGTTGAGCATGTTGCAAAAGAGTTGGGTGATGTCTGCTGGTACATCGCAGAAACCGCCACAGCCATTGGCTGTGACCTTGAAACCATCATGAAGATGAACATCGAAAAGCTGAAGAAGCGTTATCCTGACGGCTTTGACAGTGAGCGTTCACAGCATAGAGCAGAGGGGGATGTGTGATAATGGCTGATTTGAAGACTACTACAAGCATTGTAAAGCTGATTTTAGAGAACAACGAAATGGCACGAAACAGTGACAGCTACCTTTATTTGAAGGTGCTTGAATGTGTCGGAGAGCAGCAGGGCATCAACTTTCCGAATTGGACTGTCCATACTTTGCTGCTTTGTATGGCTGACTACAATATCCCTCCTTTTGAATCCGTCAGGAGATCGAGACAAAAAATCCAGCAGACCTATCCCCACCTTGCCGCTTCCAAGAAGGTTGAGGAATATCGGACGGTCAATGAGGGCAAATACCGTGCCTATGCACAGGGAATGACTAATGTATGAAGAAAGGGGATTTCACAATGTTTAAGCACTATGAGAACACCACCTACATCTGTCTGTTTGGCAGACGCTACATTTTCAAGGATGGCGCATACATTGGCTGGTATCGTCCTTGATGGGAGGGCTGACAATGGACTTGACCAACATTAAGCCGTGTGTGGAGTGTGCGAAGTGGGGCAAATGCGCCTTATGGAGAAACGCTGACCAAATGGCGTGGATTCGTATTCGCAAGGCTATTGTTAAAGGCGAGGATTGCTTTGAGGAGGTAGACGATGGCTGAGTTGAAACCTTGCCCGTTTTGTGGGGAGTTGCCGAGAATTGTTGAAAACAAAATGAACTTGAAAGAGATTTTGTACGGCGTTCTTTGTTGTGATGATGAACATCATTCTGTAAGTGTTGGATATTTTTACAGTATCGAAGAAGCAGCCGAAGCGTGGAACAGGAGGGCAAACGATGGACAACATTCGTGAAAAGCTGGTGGAGCTGCTGGAGCAGAATGAAATCGGATTTATGACCTACAGCACAGACAAGGTCATAGCCGCAGCTATTGGGGATGATCCTATAGATAGGTTTCTGAGTCGTGTCGTATTTACAGCAGACTTCCTTCTTTCTAACGGCGTGACCATCCAAGAGTGGATTCCTGTGAGTGAACCGCCCAAGGAGAACGGCAGATATTATGTTCATGTTAAAATGCATGATATTTCTTATGTAAAGATTGCAACTTTTTCCAAGGAGAGCGTTGCTGGATTGCACGATAATTGTTGGTACGAATACGACTCGGATGTCGGCTTCTATGAGGTGACAGATGTCACCCACTGGATGCCCATGCCCCAACCGCCGAAAGGAGAGTGACACATGAACGCATTTGACCGTAAACCGAAAAAACCGCTTGCCGTGTGTCCCAAGTGTGGCATGGACAGTGGTGAACGGAAATGCACTGTGAATCTGCCTGAACGCTATTTCATCCGCTGTGCAAGCTGTGGTTACATCGTGGGCGGTTTCAACACACAGGCCAGCGCAACGGCAGCATGGAACAAAGAAAGCAAGGCGAGGTGGGCGAATGACAGAGAATGAATACAGCTATCTACTGACGATGTATTTAGCTTCTGACTACTGTGAAGCCATGTCATTCTATGAGTACACCACACGCTATGGCAAGCAGCTAATCAAAAACAGGAGTGAAGACGATGGCAGAAAAACGGATGTTCACGCAGAAGATCATTGACAGTGATGCCTTCCTTGACATGCCGCTGTCAACACAAGCCCTATATTTTCATCTGAACATGAGGGCTGATGACGATGGGTTCATTAACAATCCCAAGCGCATCCAGCGGACTGTCGGCGCATCCGAAGATGATTTGAAGCTACTGATTGCAAAACGGTTTGTCATCTGCTTTGAAAATGGTGTGATTGTCATCAAACATTGGCGCATGCACAACACACTGCGAAAAGACAGATACAATCCGACACAGTATCAGGAACAATATGCCCTTCTTGATGTGAAGGACAACAATGCCTATACGGAAAAGACTGTGGCAACCACTTGGCAACCAAACGGCAACCAACTGGCAACGCAGTATAGTATAGATAAGTATAGTATAGATAAGAAAAGTATAGTAGAGGATAGTGAGCCTGAATCTGACGATTCAGAGCCATCCCCTAAATCTTCAAAGAAGCCTGTCAAGCACAAGTATGGTGAATACAACAATGTGCTTCTGACTGATGATGAACTGGACAAGCTGAAATCTGAATATTCAGATTGGGAAGAACGGATTGAACGCCTGTCATCATATGTGGCATCAACAGGGAAATCCTATAAGAGCCACTATGCCACTATTAGAAATTGGGCAAGGAAGGATGGTGTAACCAATGGACAGAATCACGGAAATACTGGCGAAGCTGGGAAGTATGGGACATACATCTGATGTTATGCCCAAAACGCCTGAAGAATGGGAAAAGGCACGGGCAGATAGCTTCAACACATCCGTTGGCACACTGAATGAAGAAGATGGCTATGATTGCAAGAAGTGCCACAACAAAGGTTGGATCATGAAGGCTGTCCAGCTTGAAAACGGCACATGGTCAACAGCATCCCATCATTGTAAGTGCATGAAGGTCAGAACGGCAATCAAGCGGATGCAGAAAAGCGGCCTGAAGAACATCATCAAGGATTATACTTTTCCAAAGTTTGAAGCGGCTGAAGCATGGCAGCAGACAATCAAAGATGCTGCCATGCAGTATGCCAAAAATCCTGAAGGCTGGTTTTTCATCGGTGGGCAGAGTGGCGCAGGAAAGACACACATCTGCACAGCCATCTGCCGTGATTTCCTGATGGACGGCAAAGAAGTCAAATACATGCTGTGGCGTGATGATGTTGTGAAGCTGAAGAATGCTGTGACTGACTTGGAACAGTATGAGCGGCTTGTAGACCAATACAAGCGTGTAGAAGTGCTGTACATAGATGACCTATTCAAGACAGGCACGGCAGCGGATGGGACACCACAGCGGCCTACAGGGGCAGACATCAATGTTGCCTTTGAAATCCTGAATTTCCGCTATAACGATCCTAAGCTGCTGACCGTCATTTCCAGTGAATGCACGATTGACAGCATCATTGACATTGACGAAGCCACAGGCGGCAGAATCTTTGAGAAGGCGAAACATGCCTTCAGCCTGAAACCTGACAGGCGCAGAAATTATAGATTGAGAGGTGTCACAGAACTATGAGATTGATTGATGCTGATGCGCTTCAGTTTGAGCCAAAAAACGGTGTACTGAATGGCGTTCTGTTCATGGGTAGGGCAACAGGCAAAACGCTTTCTTTAGTTCAGAGTTGTTTGGAAGCCATGATTAACAATGCCCCAACCATCGATGCTGTCCCCGTGGTGCGCTGTGGCAGATGCAAGTGGGGCAAGGCGTATAAAGCATGGGAGGGGCAAGCAGGGTTCAAGTGTGAGCTGCTTTGCGTGGATATCGGTGTCAACGACTTTTGCAGCTACGGAGAACGGAGGTAGAAGATGCGGCTGATTGATTTGGACACGCTATTACAGTTTCTTGAATCGCAGAATTGCGCTAACGATTGGCTTGTAAGTATGTATAACGCCGATTGGATTGCATCTTGGTTGGAGAGCCAGCCAATTATCGAAATTGATGTGGTGCGTTGCAAGGATTGCAAGTACGGGAGATTGGATGATTACACATTGAAGATGTTTTGTTCAAGTCCGTTGGGTAGTTACGGATGTACACCAACCCAAACAAACAATTTTTGCAGCTATGGAGTACGGAGGGAAGAAAGATGATTAAGATTGAAAACATTGAAGTATTTGGTTGGGAAGCAGCAATCAGAGGGTTACGCAATCCTAAGAATAGTTGGCATTTGAGTGATAGCGGTTGGACTAAAGATGTTGAGTGGGAAGAACATGATCCCGCTTTTATGAACGGTGAGTATGGCTTTTTTATCGGTGAAAATGACCTTAAACTTATGAAGACACTGGCAAAGGCTGGTGATGACCACGGGAAATTTTTGAGGATGGTCAATGTGACAGTTGACCTGACAGCACCTTTGTATTGGTGGAAGGAGTTTGACACATACAAGGTTGGCACGGTTGCAAATAGTTGTTCCACGATGCACAAGATTCATGCAAAGCGGTTCACTATGGATGACTTCAGTTGTGAAAATCTTGAAGATATTTTCCTTCACAGATTTAGGGACACTATCAATCTGCTGAACATCGCAAGAGATGGGTTTATTGCGGCAAGCAAAGAAGAATCATCGCTTGTTTCAGCGAAAGACTACTGGTGGCAGATGATCCAGCTTCTCCCTTCCTCTTATAATCAGAAACGCACTGTTCAGCTTAACTACGCCGTGCTGAAAAATATGTATTTTGCAAGACGGCATCACAAGCTGGATGAGTGGCACACGCTGTGTGACTGGATGCTTACGCTGCCGTATTTCAAGGAAATCTGTGTGCAGGAGGAAAAATGATGGAACAACGCTTGATTGATGCGAATGCGCTGATTGAAGCAACGAAGAATTTTTGTGACGGGTATAAAGTCCACTGGACGGACAACAAAGTGCTGGCATGGATTGACCATGCGCCAACCGTGGATGCTGTTCCTGTGGTGCGGTGCAAGGATTGTGAACATCGTGGAAGTGTCGATTGTCCGATGCACTATGAAGAAGATTGCACTTATACGGACGATGATGGCTACAGTGAGTGGTATTGGATTGAGCATGACCATACTTGTGATGACGGGTTCTGTGACCGTGGAGAACGGAGGGACAGCGATGGCTGAGTATATCGACAGAGCGTTGGCAAAAGAAGAAGTAAAGCACATCCCGTGGTGCAACTATAGTGCGGTTGGTGCTTGCCTTGACCAACTTCCTTCCGCTGATGTAGAGGTTGTGAAGCACGGGCGGTGGGAGCGACTTCCCGATAATGAAGAGTGGGCTTACTGTTCACAGTGTCATTGTTGTTGGGAATGGGAAATTATCAACAACTGCAATGTAAGATACTGCCCCAACTGCGGCGCAAAGATGGATTTGGAGGGATAACACATGATTGATGCAAAACGATATTTGCAGCAAGTCAAGCAGTGTGAAGTGCGTATTCAAATCAAGATGGAAGATTTGGAGCAGTTGAAGGCATTCACAACAAAGGTCACATCCACGCTGTCTGATGTGTCTGTGTCAGGCACGAAGAACAATGACAAGATGGGTGATGCCATTGTCAAGATCATAGAGTTGCAGAATGACATCAACTGTGAGATTGACAGACTGGTTGACTTGAAGAAGGAAGTCTGTGCTGTGCTGGATAAGGTCAGCAATGAAGACCAACACACTGTTCTGTACAAGCGTTATGTGCTGTTTAAGTGCTGGGAGCAGATTGCCTGTGACATGAACATGACATATAGGAATGTGTGCTATATCCACGGCAGAGCATTACAGGCTGTGGAACGGATTTTGAAAGTGGAAGGTGACAATGAATAAGATCAAAATCACGAGTTTACGAGACAGGTTTAAGGCGGCTGTTTTGGCGTTTCGTGGTAAACCTGTCGGCAGACTTTTTTTAGGCATCGAGGTTAAACGCTGCAATGAGTGTCACGCTGTACCCGTGGTGTATTGCAAGGATTGCAAATGGTGGGGCGGGATTGGGTGTGCCATAAGAATCGATGACGAAACCGACAAGCCGAAGGAAAACGATTTTTGCAGTTTTGGAGAATGGAGGTCTTACAATGGCTGAATTGAAACCTTGCCCTTTTTGTGGGGGCGAAGCAAAGCTGCTAAATAGCTTTAACCAGAGGGGGAATTATTCTGCTGTGGTTTGTTTGCTTTGTGGCATATCTGGAAAGCGGTCTTACATCTCTTACACGCCGTCCGCTAATCAAGCCGCAAAGGATTTGTGGAACAGGAGGGCTGACAATGGCAAAGAAGATTAGGCCAATGATATGCCCAAATTGCACAAGTGGAAGGGTGACGGTGTGGAAAAATGCATATCCACGCAGCATGAAATACTTTGTCGAGTGCGACAAGTGCCACTGGTGCGGCAAGACAAAGCTGCTCAAATTCAGAGCTATTAGAGCATGGAACAAGGAGAGGTGACAATGCAACTGATTGATTTTCTGAAAACGGCTGACAAGGATGAATACATTTATCTTGGCGCAGCAAGCTGTTATCTGTGGATTTCAAAGCCAGAAGAAATGATTGAAAAGCTGCCTGAACTGGATGATAACTACACGGCTGACCTTCAATTTAAGATTGAGAATAAAAACAGACACATTGGCTTTTATGAAAAGCAATTGGCATCTGCGAAATCAGAATTTGAAGTGAAGGAACTGAAGAGCAACCTGGAAAGAGAACAGCGCATCAAAAATGATTTGGTTGCCAAGCTGGAAAATCGTATTCCCTTTGCTGCCAGACAAGTCAAGGATGTGTATAGAAGAAGGATGGTCAAGCCGTTTGGGTTCTGTGTCATCATTGAGGGACATGAGTTTGGTGACTTCTGGACACTGGAAGATTTGGAGAAATACAATGGACACTAAGCTGCTATGGCTGAAAGTCACTAAGGACGAATATGAACTTCCGCTGGCAGTAGGAAATAGCGCATCAGACCTTGCAAGGCAAGTTGGTGTGAGTAGGTCAACAATTATTTCTGTTATGAGTAACGCAAAAAAGCGTGGTGGGCGTTGCTGTTATGTGAAAGTGGAGGTAGATGACGATGGGAAAGAATCGGATTAATCCACACAACCTGATGACCGTGCTGGATGAGGAATACAATGTCAAGATTACATGAGAAAACAGGGGGTTGGTCATCCAATCCCCTGTTCCACACAGTCGATGATAAATTGGCTTAACGATTTGCCTTGCTTTTCAGCAGCTTCCTTCCATCTATCCTTTGTTCCCTTCTTTGTCCTGATCCTGATGTCATCAGTGCTTTCTTTGAGATATTTGATGGAAGCCCGTTTCTGTGCTTCAGTGTACTTTGATCCCATAATCACACATCCTTTCCATTATAGTATATCAAAAGATGTATATATCCGCTATATACAAAATAGACAAAAATCTGCGTGAAAGTTTGGGTATTCTGCGAATTGAATATATGTCCGCTATATATTATAATGTAACCACAGTAAAGATAACGGACAGGCCAAGAGCCAGAAAGGAAAAACAATGAAAGCTAGAAGCGAAGCTCTTCCCACCGCAATTTATAAAAATGGCAAATGGGAGTTGGGCGCACCTTATGATTACAACAGCAGGGCGGTCTGCTCCGTTTACGGCGAGATGCAGGATGGCACAAAGGTTTGGGTAGACGAGTTTGGCAAACAGTTCACCAGACAGAAGATTTTTGGAAAGTATTACTTCTGCGAAATGTAAGTAACAACCACACAGGCTGTCCCATCGGCCAGACGGGGAGAAAGGAAAAGACCATGGGTGCTATTTGGAGAGGTTACAAGCAGTATTTCGTTGAGTACGAAAGCGACAGGATGATTTGCGGGAGTTACATTCACACTGCTGGAATGGCCAGCACGATCAAAAGCGCAAAATCTATCATCCGCAATGTGAGAAAAAACATGGCCGAATATAATCCCCGTAACTTCAAGGTGTTCGATTCTTTCGCAGATATTGATTCTGAAACCAATCATGTCCCTTGTGTGTACGAAGAAATGTGAGCCGAAAAGTTTTCATTGTTTTTCACATTCATCTTCTGATATTATTATGCTAACAAAATATGCGAACAGGGACACAGCCGATTGGTTGTGTCCTTTGTTATTGGCTGCCTGTGGATTCCTATTTCTCCTAGCCACAGGCGGCCATTTTTTATGCCACAGAAAGAAGGTGACGATTGTGGCAAAGCTGACGGCAAAGCAGCAGCGTTTCTGTGATGAATATCTTATTGACTTGAATGCAACACAGGCCGCAATCAGGGCTGGATATTCAAAGAAAACGGCGGCAGAGCAAGGCGCAAGGTTGTTAGTAAATGTTAAGGTTCAAAGCTGCCTGAAAGAGCGCATGGATGAAAAGGAAAAAGCACTGATTGCAGATCAGGATGAAGTGCTGAAGTATTTGACTTCTGTTCTGCGTGGCAGCAGCAAAGCGAGTGTATTGGCACGGGATGATGTTGGTGCTGACCGTGTTATTGAGAAGCCGCCTGATGAAAAGGAACGGCTGAAGGCTGCTGAACTGCTGGGCAAGCGTTACGGGCTTTATACTGACCGAGTTGAGCAGGAAATTGACATGGATTTCAACATCACCGTGAAAAGGGTGTGATTCCGTGGATGTTCAATTTGAAATGAATGCAGCTTTCACAGAAGTTGATGAAAGCACAAAGAGATATATTGTCATGAAAGGAAGCGCAGGATCGGGGAAGTCCGTTGACACTGCAATGAACTACATTCTGCGCTTGATGAATGATAAAGGCAGAAACCTTGTCTGTATACGCAAATCAGACATCACAAACCGTGACAGCACTTATGCGGAATTGACGGGTGCTATTTACAGGATGTTTGGAAGTGATGCAGAAAAGCTGTGGAAAATCAAGCAAAGCCCTTTGCAACTGACATGCAGAAACGGAAATCAAATCATATTCCGTGGAGTGAATGATGAAAAGCAGCGTGAAAAGCTGAAGTCAATCACATTCCAGAAAGGCAAGCTGACTGATGTGTGGATAGAGGAAGCCACAGAAATCACACAGGCTGACTTTGAAATCATTGATGACCGTTTGCGTGGTGAATTGCCAGACGGACAGTTTTATCAAATCAGAATGACTTTCAATCCAGTGAATAAAAACCATTGGATCAAGAAGGCCTTTTTTGATATTCCTGATGATAATGTGCTGACACATCACAGCACATACCTGATGAATCATTTCATTGATGATGCATACAGGCAGCGCATGGAGCGCAGAAAGCGTGTTGATCCTGAAGGTTACAGGATTTATGGCTTGGGTGAATGGGGCGAGATTGGCGGCCTAATTCTCCACAATTGGGAAGTCAAAGAGATTTCACAGAATCCTGTAGATTATGATGACTTTGCCATTGGTCAGGACTTTGGCTTTAACCATGCAGATGTCATTTTGCCTGTGGGCATCAAAGATGATGACATCTATATCACAAAAGAGATATACGAATTTGAAAAGGACACCAATGAACTGATTGCACTGGCCTTGCGGCATGATATTGACCGCAAGAAGCTAATGTGGTGCGATTCCGCAGAGCCAGACAGAATCAAGATGTGGAAAAAGGCTGGCTTCATGGCAAAAGGTGTTGACAAGGGTGGTTCTGCTGGTTCTGTCAAGGCGCAGATTGACTGGTTGAAGCAGCGGAAAATCTATGTGCATCCATCGTGTGTAAACACGATTAAAGAATTGCAGCAGTGGAAGTGGAAAAAGGATGAAAAGACAGGGGAATACCTTGATGAGCCTGTACCATTTCAGGATGATGCTATGGCTGCGCTGCGCTATTCCATTGAAGGATGGCGCAAGATGAAGAAGTGGCTTACATAAATGGGGGAACGGAAATGCTAACGATTGAAGAAATTCGCAGCTTCATTGACAATGATGCTGCCAGCACAAAGAAACAGCTTGCAAAGACAGGCTTGCGCTATTATGAAGGCAACCATGACATCAAAGATTATAGAATCTTTTTTGTTGATGGTGATGGAAATGTCCGAGAGGATAAGACGAAAAGCAACATCAAAATCAGCCATCCCTTCTTCAAACTGTTGGTTGACCAGCAAGCACAGTATATGCTTTCTGGCAAGGATGGCTTTGTGAAGTCTGACCGTCCTGAATTGCAGACTGAACTTGATGCATATTTCAATGACAATGAGAACTTTGCCGCTGAACTGTATGAACTGCTTGTGGGTGCAGTGGCAAAGGGCTTTGAGTTCATGTATGCATACAAAGACGAGAACGGCAGAACGGCTTTCCAGTGCGCTGACAGCATCGGTGTCATTGAGGTCAGAGCCAAAGAAACGCAGGATAACTGTGACTATGTGATTTACTGGTATGTTGACCGCATTGGCAAAGACAACAAGAAAATCAAGCGCATTCAGGTGTGGGATGCACAGCAGACTTATTTCTACTGTCAGGAAGACAATGGTGATATTGTCCGTGATGATGCTGTTGAAATCAATCCCAGACCGCACATCCTGTATAAGAAGGACGGGGATGACAACACCTTCTATTATGAAGACTATGGCATGATTCCCTTCTTCCGTCTGGACAATGGCAAGAAACAGTTCAGCGGCCTGAAGGCAATCAAGAATCTGCTGGATGACTATGACCTGATGAATGCTGGACTGTCCAACAATATTCAGGACACCAATGAAGCACTGTATGTTGTCAAGGGCTTTCAGGGTGACAACCTTGATGAACTGATGCTGAACATCAAAGCCAAAAAGCACATTGGCGTTGATGAGGAAGGCGGCGTGGAAATCAAGACAGTGGACATCCCTGTTGAAGCACGGCGCACAAAGATGGAGATCGATGAGAAGAACATCTTCAGATTTGGCATGGGCGTGAACACTGAATCCCTGAAGGACACCAGTGCCACAACCAGCATTGCCATTAAATCTGCTTATGCCAACCTTGACATGAAGTGTGATGGTCTTCAGCATTTCCTTCTTCAGTTCATGCGTAAGCTGCTGAAGGTGGTGCTGAAAGAAATCAATGACGAGCAAGGCACTGACTATGAGCAGAAGGATGTGTATTTCACCTTTGAGCGTGAAATCATTCCTAATGCAATGGAGAATGCACAGATTGCTTTGACGGCAGCACAGGAGCAGCAGACACGGGCAACCACATGGCTGAATATGGCGGCACAGTTTGGCACTGAAATCACGATGCAGCAGCTTTGTGAGGTGATGGAACTGGACTATGATGACATCAAGGATAAGCTGCCCAAAGAGGATGACATTACTGTTGCACAGGATGCATTGAACGGCATTGTGCCTGAAGATGTTGGTGGTGATGTGATTGAATCGTAATGAAAAAGAGGTCATTCAGTATCAGCTTGACAAAGAAAAGGCTGTGCTGAAAAAGCTGGAACAGCAATATCAAAGGGCGTTGAATGACATCATCAATAAAACAAAGATTCTTCAGGCTGATATTGACATGCTTCAGGAAGCTGGTGAAGCTGATGACAGAACACTGTCTATGGTGCGCTCCAAAGTGTATCAGAAACAGTATCAGCAAGCCCTACAACAGCAGATAAAGGGTGTACTTGACAAACTACACTCTGACGAATACAGCACGATACAGGGCTTCCTAAACGCCTGTTATGAGGATGGTTTTATTGGTGCAATGTATTCCCTTCAGGCACAGGGCATTCCCATCATTACACCGATTGACACCAGTGCTGCTGTAAAGGCTGTGCAGCTTGATTCCAAAGTGGTTGAAGGCTACTACAAGCATTTAGGTGTTGACTTTGATAACTTGAAGAAAGTGATTCCACAGGAAGTGTCCCGTGGCATTGCTTCTTCCTTGCCTTACACTGACATTGCACGGAACTTGAACAATGCTTCAAAGTCTGGCCTTAACAATGCAAAGCGGATCGTGCGAACAGAAGGACACCGCATTCAGCAGCAGTCAGCAGATGATGCACGGACAGTGGCAAAGAAAAAGGGTGCTGATGTGGTGAAACAGTGGGATGCCAGCTTGGACAGCAGAACACGAGATTCACACAGACGGGTTGACGGTGAAATCAGGGAGAATGATGAGAAGTTCAGCAATGGCCTGATGTATGCTGGTGATCCTAATGGCGGTGCTGCTGAAGTCATCAACTGCCGCTGTGTTACGCTGACACGGGCAAGATGGGCATTGGATGAAGAAGAACTGGAAACGCTGAAAGAACGGGCAGAATACTTTGGTCTTGATAAGACGGAGAACTTTGAGGATTACAAGAAAAAATACCTTAAAGCTGCAAAAGAAACGGTTGAAAATTCTGAAAAAAGTAGTACAATGGGCATAGGTCTACAGTTCTTTGCAAATAGGAGTATTCCGAAGCAAAAGGACGGACAGCTTATGAAGTCTATAAAATCTTGGCAAGCTAACATTGAGCAGCACAAGAAAAAGTTGGCGAATCCAGCAGAATTTGATGTTGATTGGGATTCCAAATCTGCCGAACAGAAAGCTGGCCTTATTAAGCATTGGCAAAAAGAAATCCGCAACTTTGAATCTAATGTGAGGGCAGCGGAAGATGAACTGAAAAAGAGGGGGCATAATGATGACTGATAAAGATAAGGTCATTGAATATGAACTTCAAATTGAAGATATGCTAAAAGCCATTCAGGAGAATTTGGACGAATTGAAGCAGCAGAAAGATTTGTCTAAATTCGAACAGGGACGGCAGTTGGCATATGAAGAAATGCTTGACATTATCAAAACACGGCATTCAATGATTTTGGATGTTCTGAAATAAAAAGCACTGTGCAAAAAATGCATGGTGCTTTTTTCATGCCCAAAATTCAATAAATAGTGGTTGTTGCAAAAAATGCAACAGCCACTTTTTTAATTAAAAAGAAAGGTGGAAAAACGCAATGAGCAACAAAGTATACGATGTTTTGAAGTGGGTGGTCATGATCGTGCTTCCTGCAATCAGCACACTGTATGTGGCACTTGCTGGCATTTGGGTTTGGCCTTACGCAGACGAGGTGGCTGGAACTATTGCTGCAATTACTGCCTTTATGGGTGCTGTATTGATGTTCAGCACAGCGCAGTACAACAAGAAGGTGAGCGAGGATGCCTAAAGTCATTGATGTTGCCCTTGCTGAAGTTGGCTATCTTGAAAAAGAAACCAATGCACAGCTTGACAGCAAAACTGGCAACGCTGGGGATGAAAACTACACAAAATATGCCCGTGACCTTCATGAGATCACGGGCTTTTACAATGGAAACAAGAATGGTTTTGCATGGTGTGATGTATTCGTTGACTGGTGCTTTGTGACGGCTTACGGTGTGGAACTGGCAAAGAAACTGCTGAATCATGGTCAGCTTGGGGCTGGTGTGAATTATTCTGCACAGTATTACAAGGCTGCTGGCAGATGGTACACATCCCCACAGGTGGGAGATCAGATTTTCTTCAAAAGCGGTAGTTCCCAATGGGCGCATACTGGCCTTGTGGTGGAAGTGACTAATAACAAGGTCATCACTGTTGAAGGCAATACAAGCGGTGCAAGCGGCGTGATTTCAAACGGCGGCGGTGTATGCAAAAAAAGCTATGCGCTTAACTACGCAAACATTGTTGGCTATGGCCGTCCTGACTACGGTTTGACAAGTGAGAAGAAAGAAGCAACCGTGGCGAAGCCTAAAGTGTATCTTTCCCCTGCATATCACTGGTTCAATAACTGTGCCATTGAGGGCTGTGATGAAACCACACACAACAACCTGTATCTGGACGAATTAGAGCCGTTTCTGACGGCTTGTGACATCGACTGGAAGCGAGGGACAAGGCGTGTTCCCAAGTCGGATGAAGATGGCGAAGAACTGATGTACAAGGCGATTGCAGAATCCAATGAGTGGAAGGCTGATGTGCATTATGTCAGCCACACAAACGCTTCTGTCAGTTCCGCTGCCGATGTCGGCAAGGGTAAGGCACGGGGCTATCGTCCCATCATTTACAAGGGGAGCGTTGAGGGTAAGAAGATTGCGGAATGCATCATTGCAGAGCGCAAGAAAATCTATGACCAGCCTATCACGCTGAATGAGCGCACAGACCTTAAAGAACTGCGGCTTACCAACGCTCCAAGCTACTATGAGGAACATGTATTTCATGACAATCTGGAAGATGCAACATGGTTTCACAACAATCTGAAGAACATTGCACGGGCAACTTGCAAGGGCTTTTGCAAATACTTTGGCATTCCCTTTGTTGAGCCTAAAGCAGAAAAGGTTGAAAGTGGCATGCTGTATCGTGTTCAGGTTGGCGCATTCAGTGTCAAGGCCAATGCAGATGCGTATCTGAAGAAGGTGCAAGCTGCTGGTTTCCCTGATGCATATATCAAAGCAGAAAAGCGTTGAACAGACTGACCGTTTGAATTGTTCGGAGATTCCGAACAGTTCATCATGGTCAGTTTTTTCATATCCAAATTCATCAGGGATGATGTTAAACATCTATTTCTAACATGATGCAACCATGTAAAAAGCGTATAGAAAGGAAGGCTATAAAACTATGACTATCGCAGAAATTCTGAAGGCAAAGGGTGTCAGTGAGGACGTTATCACTGCTGTACTGGATGACATGAAGACCAACAAAATCTTCACGGCATCCGAGGAAAACATGGACATCCGATATTCCAAACTGAAGGCTGACCACGATGGCAAACTTGCGGAGCTATCCGAAGCAAACAATCTGATTGCTGAATTGAAAAAGTCCAACAAGGGCAATGAAGCATTGCAGCAGCAGATTTCTAATTATGAAGGTCAGGTGGCACAGCTTCAGGCAGAGTTGGAGCAGACCAAACTTGATGCAGCAATCAAGGTGGAACTGCTGTCCAGTAAGGCACTGGATGTTGATTATCTGACATTCAAGCTGAAGGAAAAGGGCGAATTGTCCCTTGATGAAAACGGCAAAATCAAGGGTTGGGATGATAAACTTGCGGGACTGAAAACGCAGTTCCCCACGCAGTTTGAGAACACTGGCAACAAGAATATCATCGAGAACAAACTGCCGAACACAAACGAAGGTGACAAGGCTGTTACCAAAGAAGAATTTAACAAAATGGGCTACGCTTCCAGAGTGGAGTTCAAGATGAACAATCCTGAAGCGTATAGCCAACTTACGAAAGGATGATTGAATTATGGCAGAACTGACTAACATTACTACTCTCGTTAATGGCGATGTGTTTGATCCTCAGGTGGTCAGCGACATGATTAACGCAAAGGTGGATAAGAAGGCTGTGATGGCTGGCTATATCCATGTTGACCACACGCTTCAGGGCGTTGCTGGTTCTACTGCGACCATTCCCCGTTGGGGCTACATTGGTGAAGCTGATGATCTGGAAGAGGGTCAGCCTATTGACACCACTAAGATGGCATTCACCACTGCACAGTACGGCATTAAGAAAATCGGTAAGGGCGTTATGCTGACCGATGAAGCACAGCTTTGTGGCTATGGCAATCCTATTGGTACTGCCACTAATCAGATTGCTATGTCCATCTCCGAGAAGCTGGACAATGACCGTGTGGCTGTTCTGTATGATAGCCAGAATGTTGTGGATGCTTCCACTGCCGCCATTAAGTACACCGCCATTGTGGATGGCGTTGATGCTTTTGGTGAGGAGGAGGAGAGCCGCAAGGTCATTCTGATTCACAGCAAGCAGAAGACACAGTTGCGTAAGGATGCTGATTTCATTGCCGCTGACAAGATTGGTGCTGAACTGCTGACCAATGGTGCGATTGGCCGCATTGCTGGTGTTGATGTTGTTGTGTCCAACAAGGTCAAGCTGGAAGAGGGTGTCTACTACAATCCCATCATTAAGCTGAACAATGATGCCGAGACTGAAGATGACCTTCCCGCTGTCACCTACTTCCTGAAGCGTGGCAATCTGGTGGAGCATAAGCGTGAGGAAGGCGTTGGCGATAAGATCGTCTGCACTGCCTTTGGTATGCCCGCACTGACCAACGAAGCTAAGGTTATTATCCTGAAGACTAAGGCTTGATAGGGGGTATTCCTGATGCTGATGACTGTCACGGAATTGCGGCAGTATGTCAACACAGATGAAACAGATCAGGTGCTTGAAGCAATGCTTCAGGCACTTGAACTGTCCATCAGAGCATACACCAACAATAATTTTCAAGTGCGGCCTTTCCGTGCTGTTGCTGTGGCAATGAACGGCAACACACTGATGGTCAACACAGCCATTCCCTTCAAGGCTGGTGACACCTTGCAAATCACGGAATCTGACCTTCAGGACAATGCCCTTGTCACTGTGGAAGCTGTTGACGGTGACACCATCACTGTGAAAGAAGACCTTTATGATGAATCCGCTGTGGTCATCACAAAGGTTGTCTATCCTGCTGATGTGAAAATGGGCGTGGTCAATATGGTGAAGTGGGAACTGGACAACAGGGACAAAGTTGGCGTGGCATCTGAAACGATTTCACGCCATTCTGTGACTTACTTTGACATGTCGGAGGGTAATTCCACTATGGGTTATCCGAAGGCCGTGTTGGGCTTCCTACGGCCTTATATGAAGGCTAGATTCGGAAGGGGAATCAGAGTATGAAAGGAATTGGCGGCAACATCACAGCGGCAATTCAAGTCAAGACCATCACCAAGAATGAAATTGGTGAACAGGTGGAATCTTGGGCTGATGTCCAGCGCATCAAGGGATGGCTTGATTTGACCACTGGTGATTCAAAGTATTCCACATACAATGCCAAGATTCAGGAATCCACGCATATTTTCGTTGGTGATTATGTGCCACTGGATTCCAGAATCAAGGCTGAAAATTCCCGTATGGTCATCGAGGGTAAACGCTATGACATTATGCTGATTGACAATCCTATGGAACTTGAAAATGGGTCACAGCTTGAAATCTATCTGAAGTTCACAGGGGGTCAGTAAAATGTCCGTTCAGTTCACAGATAACAGCATTAAAGTGAAAGCTGCTATGGATGAAGGTGCGTACCAGTGGCTTGAAGAATCTGGCTTTGAAATTCAGGCACATACACAGCGGCATACACCTGTTGACACGGGACAGTTGAAAGGATCGTGGACAACAGAGGTGGATATATCAAAGGCAGAAGCCATGATTGGCAGTCCACTTGAAAATGCCCTCTGGACAGAGTTGGGAACTGGTGAATTTGCGCTTGAAGGTAAAGGCAGAAAGGGTGGCTGGCGTTATCAGGATGATAAGGGTGAATGGCACTTCACCACAGGTAAAAAGCCCGTCAGAATGCTGTGGAATGCCTTTAATGCAAAGAAAGCTGCTATCAAGAAACGGGCTGAACAAATCTTCAAAGAAAAGCTGGGTGATTAAATGTCAAAGCAAATCTTGAAAGTGGTGTCTGATGCTATGACTGCGCTGAATCTGGAATACGGCTTTGGCGTTTATTCTAAAAAGCCTGTCACCTATCCTTATTTTGTCGGTGAGTACACCGAGGAAGAGCCGATGAATGAAGATGGATTGCAGGAAACTACTTTTCTGTTGAACGGATTCAGCAGAGATTCATGGCTGACACTTGAAAATGCGAAAGAGCGCATTGCAAACTATTTCAACAAGGTATCTGGCAAAACGGTCATGGCAGATGATGGGTCTGCTGTGGCCGTTTTCTATTCCAACGCCTTGATTGTTCCTACAGGGGATGCGGAACTGAAACGCATCCAAATCAATCTACAATGTAAAGAATGGAGTGTGAATTAAATGGTAAGCGGTATTACTGCGGGTACGCCGTCCAAAATCCTTTTTGGTGCTGGTTGCTTCTTCCACGGTGTTACCTACAATGAGAAGGTTGCGCCCACACTGGAAGAAATCAAAGCACATCTGCTTGGCGCAACACAGGAAGGTGGCAAGATCACCTTCACACCTGAAATTTATACACCTGACATTGACGGTGCGATGGTGAAAATCAAAGAGTTCGTGCAGAAGGTTGGCGAGACTGCCATCATGGAAATGTCCATGATTGAACTGTCTGCTGAAAATGTTGCCAAGTCTGTCATCGGTGAGATCAATGATTCCACTGATGGCAAATATGATGTCATCACTTCCAGTGAGTTGAGAAGCGGCCATTTCTATGAGGGCTTTGGCTTCTATGGTGAACTGCTGGATGGCAGACCTTTCATCTGCGTCTTCAAGAGCGCACTTTGCACCAACGGCCTTCCTGTCGAAACCAAAAACAAAGATAACAGCAAGTTTGCTGGCACTTTTGAGTGTCACTCTGATATTGAGTATGGCACTACCAAGCTGCCTTATGCGCTGTTCATTCACAAGAAAGACGGCTGGACTGCAACCACAAAGGAAGAAATCACTGGGGAGGGTAACTAATGTCTGAATTGGCAAACAAGACTGAAGTTGAGATCATCGAAAGACCGTATACGCTGCGGAAGCTGAAGGATGGTGATTTGATTCCCCTTCTTGGCCTGTTCCGCAAGCTGGGCTTGAAAGAGTTCAAAGATGTGGTTGGCAAGGTTGCCAATGGCAGCAGTATTGAGGAAATCGGACTGAACGCCATTATGAACATCGGTGATGTCATCATTGAAAACCTTGAAGGGAATGCTGGTGAAGCAATCTATGACTTCTGGTCTGGACTGTCTGGCATCCCTGTGGATGAAATCAAGGAAATGGAGTTTGGCACTTTGCCCTTGATGATTTATGATTCGTTCAGCGAGGTCAAGAATGCCAGTTTTTTCAAGGTGCTTGCCAAATTGCTTTAACGGGCGAATTTGAGTTCATGGACTTGCTATTTCACAGATATGCAAGCCCTATGGACTTGATGAAGCTATACATTGAGCAAGAGCGATTTGGTGAGTTCGTCTACGAAGTTATCACAGCAGAAAACAAACGCAGACAGGAACAGGCAGAAAAAGAAGAAGACAACAAACTGTGGATGGCTTATCTGCAATGCAACACAGAGAATCAAACATTCACTGAATGGAAATCGTCTATCATCAGACCGTCAAGCCCTAATAGCAGTGGCAAACGGGATGATGACATGACCAAAGCTGATGTTGATAATCTTCTGAATCGCCTGTTCCCTGAACAATAAATCACGGTGTGGCACAACCGTCAATGGAGGTGTCACACCGTGGAATTATTTCGCATTTTAGGCCGTATCAGCATTGACAACAGTGAAGCGAACAATGCATTGAATGAAACAGCAACAAAAGCTGGTGATACCAGCAGAGAAACGGAAGGGGCTTTTTCTAAAATCGGCACAGCAGCAGGAATAGTTGGCAAAGCTGTCCTGACTGCTGGTGTTGCATTGGGCGGTGCGTGGGTTGCCGCTATCGAAGGCACAAGAGAATACAGGGCTGAAATGGCAAAGCTGGACACGGCTTTTGTCACAAACGGTCATTCCTCTGAAGTGGCAAAGCAAGCCTATTCTGACCTTCATGCTGTGCTGGGTGATCCTGAACAGGCTGTGGAAGCTGCAAATCATCTGGCAGTGCTGACAGACAATGAAAAAGACCTACAAACATGGACAAACATCTGCACGGGTGTCTATGCCACATTTGGCGCATCACTGCCCATTGAGGGCTTGACAGAAGCAGCCAATGAAACTGCCAAAACAGGCATCCTGACAGGCGGCTTGACAGATGCATTGAATTGGGCTGGCATCAGTGAAGAAGCGTTTCAAAAGAAACTTGATGCCTGTACCAATGAGCAAGAGCGGCAGAAACTTATCATGGACACACTGAACGGCACATATTCCAAAGCATCTGAACAGTATCAGAAAACCAACAAGGATGTCATGGATGCCCACAGAGCCAATGAACAGCTTTCAGATGCTTTTGCAAGGCTGGGTGCAGTTGGTGAGCCGATTCTGACCGTGATGAAGGAAAAAGTTGCCGACATGGTAGCTGCCGCCGTGCCGCTGCTTGAATCTTTCATTCAAAAGGTGAAAGATTTACGCAAATGGATCAAGGACAATCAGAACACTGTCGATGCATGGGTTGCCGTTATCATCGGTGCAACGGTGTCAATTTCCAGTTTCCTGCTTGTTCTAAAATGGGGTGCTATCCTATCCGCTGCTACAAAGGCCATAAAAAGCTGTAGGGCGGCCATCCTGCTGTTTAACGCAGCGTTAAGGGCAAATCCTATAGGCTTGGTTGTGAGCCTGTTAGCGGGGCTTGTAGCCGCCTTCCTGTACTTATGGCGAAACAATGAGGGCTTCCGCAATTTCTGGATTAACATGTGGAACAAAATCAAATCTGCCTGTGGTTCTGCCGTCAACTGGTGTAAAAACAAATTCAACGATTTCAAGTCTGCTGTTGGTGTGGTGAAAACTGCTTTTAACAACATCAAAAACGCCATTTCTGACAAGCTGGAAGAAGCAAGAAAAAAGGTCAAATCTGTCATTGACAAAATCAAGGGATTTTTCCCGTTGAAAGTCGGAAAGATTTTCAGCAATTTGAAAATTCCCAAGATTTCTGTCAGCGGCGGCAAAGCACCTTTTGGCATTGCTGGCAAGGGCAAGCTGCCCAGCTTCAATGTCAAATGGAACGCTGAAGGCGGCATCTTGACAAAGCCCACAATCTTTGGTATGAGCGGCAACACACTTCTTGGCGGCGGTGAAGCTGGAAAAGAAGCTGTTGCGCCCATTGACTTACTGCAAGGTTATATCAGTGCTGCTGTACGGGCTGAAAATGAGGGCATCCGTGCCACGCTGATTGAGCAGAACAGATTGATGATGGGCTTCCTTGCAAGAATCATGCCAAAGGGCGTTATGCTTGACAGTGGCGCATTGGTTGGTGAACTGACACCAGCTATTGACATGCAGCTTTCTGACAGACTTGCCCACGCACAAAGAGGAAATACAAGATAATACACACAAGAAAACACACGGCGGCACACCGTGTGTTTTTCTTTTACTGCCACAATCACAGAAAGGTGGTGGAAAATTTGGAACTGTTCAAGCTGTTTGGCACAATTGCCTTGAACGGAACGGACAAATTTAACCAAGATATTGATGAAGCAACAAACAAGGGCAGTAAGCTGGCAAGTAAGTTGGGCAGTGGACTGAAAACCGCTGCCAAGATTGGCGGTGCTGCCATCACCACTGCTGCCGCTGGTGTTGCTGCACTGACAAAAGCATCTGCCGAAAACTATGCTGAATATGAGCAGCTTGTGGGCGGTGTTGAAACGCTGTTTAAGAACAGCGCAGATAAGGTGATGCAGTATGCTGACAACGCCTATAAAACGGCTGGCATGTCTGCCAATGAATACATGTCCACTGTGACCAGCTTTTCTGCATCCCTGCTGCAAAGTTTGGGTGGTGACACTGAAGCGGCAGCAGACAAGGCAGATCAAGCCATCACGGATATGTCCGACAATGCAAATAAGATGGGTACAAGCATGGAAATGATTCAGAATGCCTATCAAGGATTTGCAAAGGCGAACTATACCATGTTGGACAACTTAAAGCTGGGCTATGGTGGCACACAGGAAGAAATGAAGCGTCTGTTGGCAGATGCAGAAAAGCTGTCTGGTGTCAAATATGACATTTCCAGCTATGCGGACATCGTTGATGCTATCCATGTGATTCAGACAGAAATGGGCATCACAGGCACAACGGCAAAGGAAGCAAGCAGCACAATTCAGGGAAGTTTGTCAAGCATGAAGTCTGCATGGCAAAACCTGATCGTTGGCATTGCAGATGAGAATGCCGACATTGAAGGGCTGATTAACAGATTTGTTGACAGTGTTGTGACTGTTGGACAAAATCTGATCCCACGCATTGAGCAGATTTTCAAGGGCATTGGTACGCTGATTGAAAAACTTGCGCCTGTTATCGGTGAAGCACTGCCGCAGCTTATCACCACTGTCCTGCCGTCCCTGTTGAGCGCAGGAATGGCGTTGCTGATGGGTCTGATTGATGGCATCGTAAGCAATTTTGATGCACTGATTGAAGCTGCTTTTCAGGTCATTGACATGCTGCTGAACGGCATCATTGAAAATCTGCCCAAGCTTATCGAAATGGGCGTGGAAATGCTTGGCAAATTGGCGGTGGGACTGATTCAGGCCATCCCTGATTTGGTGATGAAAATTCCTGAAATCATCGCCGCTATCGTGCGAGGATTTACCAATTCTTTGCCCAAAATCACACAGGTTGGCAGAAATATCATCAGCAGCTTGTGGGACGGCATCAAGCAGATGTGGAGCAATGTTGTTTCGTGGTTTAGCAATGCATGGAGTTCCCTTTTCGGCAACAAAAGTGTTGATGTTGGCGTGAACGGCAAAGTCAACGGTTCGCATGCCAACGGCCTTGATTATGTGCCTTTCAATGGTTACATTGCAGAACTGCACAAAGGGGAAATGGTTGTTCCCGCTGCTGAAGCACGGCAACTGCGAAACGGCACAACTGAAGAAAAGAACATTATCATCAATCTGACTACCACACTTGATGGCAAGGTGATTGGTGAAACATCGTATCGTTATGCACAAAACATGGCACGGGCAACGGGGGTGTAAACAATGATGGATGTGAATTTTACTGTCAACGCATTGGATTTGCACACACTGTTGTCCACTTACAATGTGACAAAAGAGGTCACTTATGCTGGTGTTGTTACAACGCTGGACGGGACGGAACACGCAAGAGGGAAACGGCAGCGGACAATCATCAGCTTTTCCTTGTTGCCGCTGACGGAAACACAGGGCATGGAAATCTACAATGCACTGCTTCCTACCACTTTCCCTGTCACCTTTACTGATTCGTATTCTACGGCAACGCAGACAGCTACATTCAGGGTGGCTAATGATTTGGATTCCACATTTGCCCTGATGTCTGTTGATGGAAAGCGCAGATACACGGGCAAGACAATTCAGTTAAGGGCGGTGGTGTAAGTATGCAGACTACAAGTGAACTGTACAAAAGCATTTTACTGAAGCCGTATGATGTGGAAACAAAACTGGACATCTACACGGCAGACGGGAAAACACTTGTGGGCAGCTATGGTGAAGATGTGCTTGTCAGTTGTCGAATCACTGGCAAGCTGTTTTCTTCTCCCACTGTGGGCAAGGCTTTTGGGCGTGAGATCGATGTGCAAATGCTGATGCCCACAGAAACGCTGCCAAGAATGGCAATGCTTAAACCGTTTGTCAGAATCCGCTATGGTGATGACATCAGTGAATGGATTCAGAAGGGTGTGTATTTCATTGACACACGCAACACGGATAAGCTGACAGATGTGCTGACCATTCACGGCTATGATTCCATGCTGAAGACAGAGCAGCCATACTGCCCTGATGCAAGCGGCACATGGCCTAGAACAATGGCAACTGTTGTGGATGACATCTGTGACGGCATTGGTGTGACACTGGACAGCAGAACAACCATCAGCAGCGAATATGTGTGCCAGCTTGATACTACGCTGTCCATGCGAAAGTATCTTTCCTATATCGCTGTTGCACATGGCGGCAACTGGATCATGACGGACACGGGCGAACTGCGCTTGATTGGCTTGGCTGATATTCCGTATGAAGCAAGCTATCTTATCACCGAGGATGGCAGTGTGATCCTGTTTGGCGATACAAAAATTCTTGTGTAGGAGGTAGAACATGGCTGATAAAAGTATTAACCAACTGCCTGTATCAGATGGCTTGTCTGATGACGGGCTTCTTGTAGTTTATCAGAACGGCGCAACAAAAAGCATCACTGGCAGCCTTGTCAAGCAGTTTGCCACACAGGGCTTGGAATCTGCGCTGACTGCTGCCAAAGAAAGCGGCGAATTTGACGGTCAGGACGGCAAGGATGGCACGGACGGTGTTTCCCCTACCATTACAGTGACGGATATTACAGGCGGCCACAGGCTGACCATCAAGGATGCAAACGGCACACAGACTGTTGACATCATGGATGGTGAGGACGGCGCAGATGGCACGGGCGGCACGGGTTCTGGTGGCGGTGATATGCTGGCATCCACTTACGATCCGCAAGGCAAGAAGCGTGACATTTTTGCGTATGTAGACAACGAGATTTTGAGCGTATTTGACACATCTTATGTAATTATTGACCTTGTTGCGAACACTGGGGACACCGACATTGACACACTTTTAGATGAATACTATGTACAGCATAAGTACATTTACGCAAGGTGTGAGAACGATGACACTTGCGAATATTGCCAGCTTCCGTTGGTCTATATTCGTGGTTCTGGATTTATTGATGGTGTTTCTTATCCAGCACAAGCAAAGTTTGCTGCCGTGTTTAAGCCTGATGATGATTCGCAAGCACCTTATGTCAGGGTTATCACTTTGACCGAGGGCGATGACATTCTTCATCCTGATGCTGTGGTCAATGATTATCCGTTAGCTATGCCGACTGTCACGGCAGAGGATGAAGGAAAACTGCTGCAAGTGGTCAATGGCACATGGGCAGCGGTGGCAATCACTGATGGAAACAATGTTGCGTATTAACATTGATATGGAGGTATGAACAATGGCTATTGTAAACAATGAAAGACAGTGGGCGGCGGGTGTATGCGGCTATCAATGCGAATACATCCTTGACACGGAAGCTGATGTGGAACATCTGCCCAAATGCTGTACTGGCAGCACTGCCCTTGTGGTAGCAACTGGCAATCTGTACATGGTCAACGCAAGCGGTAAGTGGGTACTGTTTGGAGGTGGCGCATAATGGATATTCTGACTTATGGAATGGCGAAAGCCTACACAGATAAATCAATCGCAAAGGCAGCCGATATGATTGACAAAGTGCTGGACGATGTGGCATTGCCTATTGTGTCCACTGCTGACAACGGCAAGATGCTCCAAGTGGTAGACGGTGCATGGTCTGCCGTGACAATCACTGACGGAAACGAGGTGGCGTACTAATGGCAAATGTATTTATCCAAGACAGCACCATGAGCGCAATTGGTGATGCTATCCGTGCCAAAACGGGCGGAACTGATAAGTTGCTCCCTGCGGATATGGCAACCGAGATTGCGGCTATTGAAACTGGCAGCGACATCCAACTGATTGAGGGAATGGAAATTGCACTGGACTTTTCGGCTGGTGACCAATCTCTTTCTGCACAAGATGGTTACGCTGTGAAAAGCGCAACCATTAAGAAACCAGACAACCTCAAGGCAGAAAACATCAAAAGCGGCGTAGACATTGCTGGTGTTGTCGGCACACTTGAAAGCGGCGGCGGTGGTGTCAGTGCGGGTGGACTTGAAATGGTATATTGCGATAGCAAAAACGCAACAGCTACCCTTACAAACTGCTCTTTTGCAGTGGACATCCCCAAGGATGCGACTAACATCTTTTTTGCTTCCGATTTATTTAAGGTTAGCGGCCTACACCCGTCTTATGGTGTTACTTCAAATTTTGCTACTATACCAGAAAAAGCTGCATTCTTGGACGAAGAGCCATATGTGGATTTGGGGAACGGCTACAAGCGTATTACGGCTATATCTCAAACGTATTCTGCTTCTGCAAGTTATACAAATATTTCCGCTAGAGTAAATTTCGTGTTGAGATATACCGTTCCAAACGCAACTTTCCAAAATAACAACCTTTGCGCTGGCTCTAATTGCGAGGGCATTTTTTTCGATTACAATTCCATTAGGAGGTCGTGCAGTTATTTTGTGGAAACTATTGATTTGCGAGGTTCTAAAGTAAAACGACTTAATGGTTGTGAGTTTATCGGAGAACTCAAAAAGGTGTGGCTTTCTGAAATGACAACTGAACTTTCAATGTCTTGTTTTTATGGATGTGCTGGACTTGAGGAAATCCATTTCACTTCAACAACACCGCCAACGGTTGAAAATAGCTATACTTTTGCTAATATTGCTACCACCTGTAAAATCTATGTCCCTGCTGGCTCTTTGAGCGCATACACAAGCGCAGCAAACTATCCGAGTGCATCCACCTACACCTACATTGAGGAATGAGGAAACACTTGCCGTGGGATAACCACCGTCCCAACGCCATCTGGCTTGACCGCTATGGCAACCGCATCTTTTATGCGGTGCTGTGTGCGTTGAAAAAGCGTGGGTATTACAACAACATGGCAGCCAAGAAAGCGGCTATGGATGGCACATATCTGAATTATGGGTGGCAGTATTCGGTGGAGCAGTATGCACTTGGGCAGCACCTTGACCCAAGAAAGTACAAAGACCGCATACCTAAGAATCCGAGGGGCAAGCCGTGGCCTATGCACATTATGCTTAAATTGCAAAGTATAGAGTGCAGCCAAAAAGTTCAGCATAAACGCTGATGTGCTTATGGCGGCGGCTGATACGGCGAATATCAAGCAACACAAAATCACCTCCTTTCTGCTGGGCAGTATAGCACGGCAGAAAGGGGGTATTTTGTCAAATCGTGCGGCAAGCACAAAAATATAAAAATGTCAAATCAACAGGAAACGGCGGTAAAGATGGGGGAGGTGACTTTCTATGTCTGATTCTATCAATCTATACAACAATGCCAGTGCGCTTGATACTGCACCAGCTTTTGAGCCGTTCACGGGTGTAAAAATTTGGGCTGATGATGAGAAGTATTTCTTTTCAGGAAACGAAACAGGGCGAGTGCTGGAAGCTGAATTTCCGTGGGCAACACAGGCAATTGCAGACAATGTGCTTGCATCTATCAGCGGTTTTGTGTATCAGCCGTTCACTGCACAAAATGCCTTGCTTGATCCTGCCGCTGAATTGGGTGACAGCGTAAGTGTGGGCGGTGTCAGCAGTGTGCTGGCATTCATTGATACAAACTTCAATGCGCTGTGTGCATCCAATATCGCTGCACCGTCCGATGAGGAAATTGACCACGAATATCACTATGTCAAGCCTGAAGAACGGACGGCAAAGCGTGTGTCCAAAATGACAGCGGAACTGCGTGTCATGTCTGATTCCATTCAAGGCGTTGTGGAGGACATGGAAGAAAACCGCACAGAGTTTGAACAGACGGCAGAAGGATTTGAACAGAGAATCACCAATGCTGAAGGAGACATTGTAGAAATCAAGTCTTCTATTGATGGGATTTCTCAAAGAGTTGAAAGCGCAGAGGGCATGGCCACAGAAGCGCAGCAGACAGTAGAGGGATTCAGCCAAAGAATCACTGATGCTGAAGGCAATATTTCCAGCATCGAACACACGCTGGACGGTGTTGCCTACACTTCTTCTTTGGCTGATGGAACAACGGTCATCAACGGCGGCTGTATCAGCACGGGAACGATTGATGCAGATAGAATTGACACAACTAATTTGACGGTCAGCAACGGTAACATCACAAGTCTTGATGTTGGCAAGCTGACAGTCAATGGCGCAGCAATCAGTGCTTCTAATCCGTGGGATAACGCATACCACAATGATGTGTATGTTTCAGAAAAACAGAGTGGTGGCGGTGATTTGTACTTGGTAAGCCTTTCAGACGGTCATGTTGTACTGGATGCCTACGGCGTCAATTCTATGTATGGCAGCAATCCTGCTGGGTCTGTGTCATGGAACAAAATCGTTGAAGTGGCGCAGAACGGCGGTAGCGGTGGTTCTTCCACTGCTGTCTTTGGGTGAGGTGTAGGATATGGCAACAACTTACTCCCTGTATATAAGCTGTGTTGGTATCTCTAGCTATAGTTACTACTTAAACGGAAATACAAGCACGAAGTACACGGCTTCTGGCAGCATTTCAAAACCGATAGATTTTGGCACAACGAGAGGTTACATCCAACTTGTTTCGATTACTACTGCTGATGGTTATACACATCCAATCAAAGGAACTGCAACAACTGGAACTGCTTCTTGGGATGTTACACTCAACAACGGTTCGTTTGATGATCCAACAATCTATGCGTATTCAGGCGGTGGCATTAGATATGTCACCCTTACAGCAACAGAAGAAGCTGGGGAAACCTATGAAACTGGTTATGTTCGTGTCGAGAACGAAGAAGGCATCACTGGTTATGCGTACACCTATTATCTGAACGGAGATGAACAAAGCGGTAGCGCAAACACTTCCCCTAAATCGCTGTTTGGTGATGTAGATTCAGATATTAAAATCACAAGTTTTTCTTACGATGGCACTAAATATTCATCGCCTGTCAAGATCACTGAATACACGGATAGCAGCAGAACAACGGAAAAGAAATACTGGTATTGGCCTACTGATCCGAAAATCAGAGTTTATTCAAGTGACCGATACATCGGCTTTGAAGCATCGTTAAAAACTTGCACACTGACATACGCTTCAGGTGGTTCAGGTGTTTCAGGTCTGCCAGCCAGTCAGACTGTGGAATATGGTACTTATGTCACTGTCAGTAATGCGACACCTACCAGAGCAGGATATAAGTTTTTAGGCTGGAGCGAAAACGCTGCTGCTGTTGTGCCTGATGTCTACGGCGGTGTTGGCTTATATATGACAGCCAACAGAACGCTGTATGCAATTTGGGAAAAGAACGCTATTGAAAGGTTCTACTGGAACGGCAGTGACACGGCAGATGCTTCACTGATCGCCACAGGGCTGCCAGTGTCAAACATTACAGCGGCACGGTGGAACAGATTGCTTGCCAAGATCAAAGAATTGGCAGATGCCGTAGGCATATCGTTTAGCTACACAACCGTTTCCAGCGGTGATGGTATCACGGCGGCACGGTTTAATACTGCACGGAATGGACTGGCAGACATCAAAAGTAAGATGGGTGCATCAATCACAATTCCCGATGCACAGGAAAGCGGCAACACCATGTATGCAAAGCTGTTTAATGGCAGCGTATCTGTTAAGGGTGCGCTGAACAATTTGATTATTATTTACAACAGCGAGTTATAAATAACACAACCGAATAAAGAAAGGCGGTAAAGATGAAAGGAATCACTTTGCTTGGGTATCACAGCTACAATGATTTTCTTCTTCTGCTTACCAAAAAGGAAATTGGATCACCAGCAGTCAAAGTCAAAAAGATTGACATTGAAGGCGCAGACAGCGCACTGGATTTGACCGATTTCTTTGGTGAGCCGAAATATGAAGATGTGATGCATAAGTTTGAGTTCAGAACACTTGTGGCACAAAGTGATTTCCTGAATTTATTTTCAACAATCAAAAACGCCATACACGGTAAAAAAGGAAGGGTCATCCTTGATGATGATCCTTCCTTTTACTATGTCGGACGATGCCATGTGTCCAGCTTCACCAATGAAAAGAATGTGGGCATTGTGAGCATTGAATGCGACTGTGAGCCGTGGAAGTACAAGATGGCAGCAACGGTCAAACAGTTTACTATCACAGACAGCGCAACAGTCACTTTGCCTAACAGCAAAAAGCGGACTGTGCCTGAAGTTCTGATTGACACAGCAACAAGCCTGAATCTTGTCTATGGCAACAATGTATGGGATTTGGGCAGTGGCGTGTATGTGCTGCCTGAACTGGAACTGTTGGCAGGGGACAACGCTGTGACAGTGACAGGCACAGGCACAATCACATTCACATACACAGAAGCCAGTCTTTAAGGGGGGTGGCGTGATGTATCGTGTGTTATGCGATTCCTTGACACTGTTCAATGACAGATTGGAGAATCTAAAAATCTTTAATCCATCCCTTGAATTAGAACTGAACAAAACAGGCAGTTTCTTATTCACAGTTTATCCAGACCATCCACACTACAATCTGATTCACAAGATGAAATCCATCATCACTGTGTATCAGGATGACTTTCTGCTGTTCCGTGGCAGAGTGCTTGATGCTGAAATCGGCTGGCACAATGAAAAGCATGTCATCTGTGAAGGTGAACTGTCCTTCTTTCTTGACAGCATTCAGCGGCCTTATGACTACACGGGAACTATTGAAGGCTTCCTGAATCTGATGATTTCCCGTCACAATGAGCAAGTAGAAGAAGTCAAGTGGTTTACGCTGGGCAATGTCACGGTCACAGATGCCAATGATTACATTGTACGGTCAAACATTGACTATGTGGACACATGGACGGAACTGCAAGACAAGCTGGTGAAGCTGCTGGGCGGCTACATCACAGTGCGCCATGAAGGTTATATCAATTACATTGATTATCTTCAGGACTTCACACAGCTTGCACCACAGAAAATTGAGTTTGGCAAGAATCTTCTTGACCTGAAGCGCATCCAAAAGGGCAGTGACATTGCCACGGCTTTAATTCCTTTGGGTGCAAAGCTGAAGGATGCTGAAGACAGGGACACTGATGTTCGGCTGACCATTGCTGATGTGAACAACGGCCTTGATTACATCGTGGACGAAGATGCCAAAGCACAAAATCTCACGATTGTCAAGACGGTCATTTTTGATGATGTCACGGATGCTGCCAACCTACTTACAAAGGGCAAAGCACATTTAGCCACGCTTGTCAATGGGCTGAATAGTGTGGAACTGACGGCGGCTGATATGGCAACAGTGAACACGGATTTTTCGTCTTTCCATCTTGGCACTTATGTTCAGGCAACCAGTAAACCACACGGCATTGACCAAAGATTCCTTGTCAGTAAGCTGTCAATCAAGCTGCTTGATCCTGCCACTAACAAGATGACACTTGGTGGCACAATAGCGGCCTTCAGCGGGGCTGTGACGGGCATTGCCGATGTTCAGCGTGAATTTATAGGGTCTTTGGAAGAAGCCCGTAAAACGGCTGAAAATGCCGTCTATAATGTGGAGCAAAATCTGCTGGCATCCATTCAGATGAGTGAAGAAAACATTCAGTCCATTGTGGCTGAAAATTACTATTTGAAGGATGACACAGATGCACTGATTTCTTCTGTCAGCACGGAGATCGAGCAGACAAAGAACAGTGTTGACATCCAATTTACAAATTTCAGCGCAAATATTGAAAGTATAGTTACAAATACTGACGCAGAATTTGAAGAAATCAAGAAATATATTCGATTTGTGGATGGAAAAATTCTGCTGGGTGAAGTGGGCAATGAACTGGAACTGGAAATTGCCAATGACCGCATCAGCTTCCTTCAGGAAGGCGCAGAGGTGGCATACTTCAGCAACAGAAAGCTGTATGTGACTGATGCTGAAATCCTGCATAGTTTGCAGCTTGGCAGATTCGCTTTCATGCCAAGAGCCAACGGAAATCTTTCTTTCAAACAAACAAGTTAAGAAACAAATCAAATTTGAGTTGTTTTTTTAATTGTTTCTTATGTTTTGACTTGTTATTAACAAAAACAGCCGTTTTTTGTTAATAAGCAGAATTTGAAGGGAGGATTTTCATGGCGAAATCAGGCACTATTTCTGCGGCGATCCGCACGGGATATAAAATCCAAATTGCATGGACTGTGGATTCACAGTCTGTGGCAAACAACACATCCACGGTCACGGCAAAGGTGCAGCTTGTGTCCACGGGCAGCAGCTACACCATCAATTCCAGTGCAAGCAAGTCAGGCAGCTTGACCATCAACGGCACGAAGTACACCTTTTCGTTCACGGCTGCGCTGTCTGGCAATCAGACAAAGACCATCTACACAAAGACAGTGACAGTGAGCCACGGGTCAAACGGTGCAAAGACATGTTCTTTTGCCTGTTCCGCTGGCATCAATGTCACACTGTCTGGCACATATTATGGCAATGTCACGGCATCTGGCAATGGTGTATTTGACACGATCCCAAGAGCCAGCACCATCAGCAGTGTCACATCTTCTGTGTCTGTCAATGGCACAAATACGGTGAAGGTGGACATCAGCCGCAAGGCATCCAGCTTCACGCACACTGTGGTTTTCAAGTTTGGCAGCTATTCCAAGACCACCACGGGCGTTGGCACATCCACAAGCTATGCCATCCCCACATCATGGCTGAACGCCATCCCAAACGCCACAAGCGGCACAGCCACAGTGACAGTGACAACCTATTCAGGCAGCACAAAGATTGGTTCGGCAGTTACCGAGAATTTCACGGTAACTGTGCCTTCAGATGTTGCGCCGACATTTTCAAGTGTGGGCGTGGCTGATACCACCACGCATCAAGCTACCTTTGGAAACATGGTGCAGAATAAGTCCAAAGCGAAGCTGACCATCACGGCTGCTGGTGTGTATGGGTCTACCATAAAGACATACAAGACAGTATTTGAAGGGAAGTCATATTCAGGGGCAACACCAACCACAGCAACCATCACGGGCAGTGGAACGGTCACGGCAACCATCACCATCACTGATAGCCGTGGACGGACGGCAAGCACGAAAAAGACATGGACAGTGGTTGCCTACACTGCGCCCAAGATCACAAAATTTCAGTGTGTGCGCTGCCTTGCTGACGGCACAGAAAACTATGACGGAACATATCTGAAGGCACTGATGTCATTCACCGCTTCTGCCGTGAACAACAAAAACACGGTCACATATTCTGTGGAATATAAGCTGAAAACGGCAACGGCATGGACGGCCTTGACAAGTGGCAGTTCTTATGCTTCAAATGACACCTACATCAGCGGCACGGGCTTCCTGTCAACTGATAACAGCTATGACATCAGACTTTCCGTGGTTGATTCCTTCACCACTGTCAGAAGTGTGACGGACATCCCCACGGCATTCACGCTGCTGGATTTCAATGCCAGTGGCAAGGGTGTTGCCTTTGGTAAGGTGTCAGAGTTGACAGAGGGCGTGGAGTTTGCATTGCCGATGAAGTCAACGCTGGGGCATCTAATCACAAGTCCTGTTATCTTGCAAACAGGGACAGATTTGAACAGCTTGACAGAAACGGGATATTATGCTTTCTCAAATGTGGTTTCCACAACGCTTTTGAACAGTCCTATGCAGGGCAGCGCATCAGGAAGTGTTGAGGTTGTCCATGAGGGTGAAGCTGGGCAAGTCAGACAAGTGTTGACAAGATGTTCTGTTGCTTACAGGGAGATTTGGGATCGACTTTATTACAGCAACAAGTGGCAAGAGTGGATTCCTGTTTTCAAGGGAAGCAGCGGAACAGGACGGATTCTTTGGACTGGTGGCAAATATATGACCGCAGAACATAAAGAAGAATTGTCAGAGCCGATTCTTGAACAGCCACACGGCATTGTGGTGACATTCAGCCGATATGCCAACGGTGAAGCGCAAGACACGAACTTCTTCCACTTTTTCATTCCGAAAGCCTTTGTATTACAGAAAAACGGTTTTGGACACACATTCTTTTTGGCGGCAAATAAGTTTGCACTTATTTCAACCAAATATCTATACATCAACAATACACACATCACTGGACACGCTGACAACAGTGCCAAAGGAACGGCTAACGGGATTACTTATGATAATTCCGCTTTTGTCATGCGCTATGTCATCGGAGTATAAACAGAAATATTAACGGGGAGGTCAGTGGTACATGACAGAAATTATCACTGGATTGATTTCAGCAGCGGCGGCAATTATTGTTTGCGTGATTAACAATGTCAAACAGCAAAAAGCGGCAGAGAAACAGCACAACACTACTATTGAGCTGATTGAATACAAGTTAGATCAGTTGGATAAGAGGGTGAGCGTTCACAATAATGTTGTCAGCCGTCTGTATGAAGTTGAACGGAAGATTGGCATTGATGAAGAAAAGCTGAATGTCGCAAATCATCGTATTGATGACCTTGAACAATATCATAAGTAAAAGGAAAAGGCCGTGGATCACTCCACGGCCTTTTTTCTTATTCTCCAATATCTGCTTTTGTATCTTCAATCAATTCTGCAAGAATCTTTGTAGCTTCTTCATGGTCTTTGGCATCCAGTGCATCATTCAGCTTTTCCAGTTGGCGAAGAAGGCCACGCTGATATGCTCTGTGTATGCTCTCCATTTCCTTGATTTCCACTTGAAACACGCCTTTCGTTTTTTTGGTATTATACCACAGTTATATTGCCTTCAGCGAGTATGAACGGCCTTTCTTTTCTCTGGTGATAAGCCAAGCCTTTTCCATGTGGTATAGTTCCTGTGAAATATAGGGCTTCACATCTTCATCAAACATTTTATACACATCAGTTTGGAGAATTTCAGGCGAAACAGAAATAATCGCAAGAAGTCTTTCTCTCAAATCTGGCAAGATTTCTTGTTCAATTTGAACTTTCCTTTTATACTCTGATTCCAGCTTGTCAATGTTTGATTCAATGTACTTCATTTCCCGTGTCCGTGTTTCAAGATAATCGTCCATGAAAAGATCACCACGCCAATAATTGAAACATTCACCCATTGAAGCACAAAGTTTTTTTACATCCTCCATATACAGAACAAACGACTTCAATTCAGCATATTGAGTTACAGGGTCTTTATCCCTGCTGTCAAGCCATCTTTGGAAAAAGAAGTTGTATTCAGCACCAATCTTGCTAATGAAATCTTTGTTTGCCGTGCGCCATCCCCACGGAAGATCACCTTCCTCTGTCAGATGGGTCATATCTTCATCATGGGAGGTTGTTTTCACTACCACTTTTGGCTGCGCCGTTGGACGCTTTTTCTTGAAAGAATCAAACAGTCCCATAATTACAGCTTTTCAAATACCATTGTGGCTTGGATTCTGTCACCGCCACCAATGCCCTTGCTGCCACCAGATGCAGTGGAAATGGTGTGCAGTCTGTAGCCCTTCTTTGCCTGTGCGTTGATAACATTTTCAAGTTCAGTGAGATTGCCAGAGCCAGTGCCAAGAAACTTTTCCTTCAGTGTCACTTGCAGCACAACATACTGCAAAGCGTTTCCAGAAGCAACAGAGTAGGAAGATTCGTGCTGTGCCTTATCCATCCATCCCATAGTGTAAACCACCTTTCAAAAAGATGGATATATTTTAATCCGCATACCACAAATTAGCAATAGTGTCAAGCATCTTTCAGAGCATTGCACAGACGGCAAAAGCATATTTTGGTTGTTTTGTCAATAGACTTGTGAGTACAAAATGAGTACAATGTAATCACAAAATGAAAGGAGTATAAACAGATGGCGAACCTTGAATATATCGAAAGCCTGAAGCGCAGCAAATGTGCAAAATGTGCAAATTACAAATATTGCAGCAAGCCCTGTGAAGTCCATTATCAGGGTTGCGAAAATTATGATTTATACAACAAGGAAGTAAAACACCATGAATAAAACAGATCGCCTTCAGGTTCGTATCACGCCTGAACTGAAGGAAAAACTTCAGGCGTTGGCAGATGCAGAAAACAGAAGCATCAGCAACTATGTTGAAAATCTGATTAAAAAGGAACTTGATAAAGTGGAGGGTATTTACAATGGCTAATAGTATTTGTTTGAGCTGTTTTCACAGAGATGTGTGTGAACAATTTAATGAGCATCGTAACAGCACCGCAGAATACACCCGCTGTCACTTTTACAATGACCACTTTGTTGATGCCGCTGATGTAGAGGTTGTGAAGCATGGGCGGTGTAAGTTCTGTGAGGACTTAGACAGAATATCTGAAGCCGTTTGTTATTTACCGCACGATAACGGCAATGCAACTGACATTCCTATCAACTTCTGCCCCAACTGCGGTGCAAAGGTGGATGCATAGAAAAGGGAAGGCTGATGCCTTCCCCTTTTTTCATTGATTCAACTTTTCCTTCAGTTCTTCTTTGGTGATGATGTCATCGGCATACAGTTCAAACAATGTGTCCACATATTCTACTTTTTTCTTCTTGTATTCTTCTGTGGTGATCCTGCCTGACATAAGCAGTTGTTCAAGACGGCCTATGATGTTCTTCCTGCCAGCCGTGATGCGTTCCCTTGTTTTGGCTGGTTGCTGTTCTTGTAAGTATTTTATGATTTGTTCTTCAAGGTCTTTTTTCACGGTATCATTTCCCCTTTGGGTATCTTGTTTTTTGCTGCCGATTCCGATAATATAATATCAGAATAATTTTCACATTTGGAAATGGAGGGCAAGCCGTGGAGCGTGTTATATTGCATTGTGACTTGAACTGCTTCTATGCATCTGTGGAACTTCTTTCACGGCCTGATTTGCGTGATGCGCCTGTTGCTGTGTGTGGTGATCCCACAAAGCGGCATGGCATCATTCTTGCGAAAAACGAAATTGCAAAAGGCTTTGGCGTGAAAACAGCAGAAACAATTTATGAAGCGCAAAAGAAATGCCCACAGCTTGTGTTGCTTCCTCCACATCATAATCTGTATAGTGAGTATTCAAAAAAGGTCAATGAAATCTATGGACACTATACAGATTTAGTTGAGCCATTTGGTATAGATGAAAGCTGGCTTGACATTACACACAGTATGCATCTTTTTGGCGGCGATCCTGTGAAGATAGCTGCTGAAATCAGAAACCGTGTGCGGACTGAAACTGGCCTAACTATTTCCGTTGGTGTTTCCTTCAATAAGGTGTTTGCCAAGCTGGGAAGCGATTATAGCGGCTGTTTTGTACAGGATTCTTATGGTTATTATCCTGTAAGCCCTATTAAAAAGCCCGATGCGACGACAGTCATCACCCGTGAGAATTGGCGGGAGATCGTCCGTCCTCTCCCTGTCAGCGATATGCTGGGGGTAGGCAAGGCGGCGAAGAAGCTGCTGCACCAGTACGGCATTGATACATTGGGGCAGCTGGCGGATCAAGATCGGGAGCTTTTGGAAACGCTGATGGGCAAATTAGGCGGTCAGCTCCACGACTATGCCAATGGCCTTGACAACAGCCCCGTGCGGCCTCAGCATATCCACGAGCCTGTGAAATCGGTGGGTAATGGCACGACGTTCCCGAAAAACCTCACCCATAAAGATGAGGTGCGGCAGGGGCTTTCCCTCCTTGCCGACAGTGTGGCGGGGCGACTGCGAAAACACGGGCTCTACTGCAGCGGCGTGTCGGTGAGTATCCGCTATGCCGATTTTAAGCAGTTCTCCCGTCAGATGCGCCTCCCCTCCCCTACTCACTTGATGAAGGACATTTTGGAGGCGGCGTGGCACTTGACGGAGCAGTCGTGGCACGCACCTGATCCCATCCGCGCACTGACCATTACGGCGCTCTATCTCACCGACAGCGCCGAGAGCTATGAGCAGGTGGATCTCTTGGGCGGCGCGGCGGCGCAGAAGAATGAAAAGCAGGAGCGATTGGAAGGTGCCATGGACGCTATCCGCGGGAAATACGGCAAGAGCGCCATCTCCTACGGCGGCAAGGGCGTGCTGGAAAACCACCATGATGATTAAAAAAGTCGTGTATCAGTTGATACACGACTTTTTATTAACATTAAGGAGTGGTCGTAATCACGCCCGTAGGTTCGGTGATCTCTTCCACCTGTTCCTCCACCAGCACTTCCTCCTCCACGGGAGGCGGGGCTTCGGGGCCATTGAGGGCGAGACGATAGTAATCGTACTGGATGATGGCGCGGGCATAGGCGTACTTGGCATCAATGATGGCGGCTACCGTCTCCACGTAGCCATCGTGCACCGCAATACCGGGGTTGGGGGTAAAGGTGCGGGTAGCGGCCTCATAAGTGCCTGCGGCGGTGATCCAGCTGTTGCCCACGGGGGTGGGCAGGATCACGAGGGGCATGGAGGTCGTAGGATACGCGGCATTGTAGTTCAAAGAGAACACATCGCGGCCCGACAGCAGACGGGAATCGTACTCCAAGCCGAAGAGATTGCTCAAGGTGGGGATAATGTCGATGGTACTGCAGGGGGTATCTACCACCACGGGAGTCTCCATGTCGCCGCACCAAAGAAGCAGGGTGTTTTGATAGCGGCTGATGTTTTTTTCCGTGTCGTTGATACCGCTGAGCTCGCAGTAATAGTCCACTTCCTCCGTCACCAAGGCGTAGGGATAGTGGTCGGCGGCCATGCAAATGACCGTATCATCGGCGATGCCTGCCTCCTCCAAGCGCTCTACCAAGTAGCGCAGGGCGTACTCCACCTCCAAGTTGGCGGCGATGTAGCCCTGCACGGGCTGGGAGGCGTCGGGATAGGCCGCCACCGCCTCTTCACGGTGCTTGGCGGACATGGCGTTGCCCCAGCCCCAGTTGGCATGACCACTGACGGTCATATAGTAGGCGTGGAAGGGCGTGCCGTCCTCTACATAGGCGGTGATATAATCATCAACGGTGTTCATCACCATCTCTTCATCGGAGTAGGGCCAATCACTGCCGCCGGTGATATGAAGTCCGTTACCTACACCGTAGTAATCATAACCAAGGTTGGGATGGGTGAGATGACGGTTATAGTAGGTGTAGGAGTTATTGTGATAGGCAAACGTATTATAGCCCAAGGCGCGGAACTGATTACCCAGTGCAAAGGGCATATAGTCGCGGTGGGAGACATAGAAGCTGAGGTTATTGTTGATCCATGTGGGGATGATGCCCGTCATAACGGCAAACTCGCCGCCGGTGGTGGACTGACCCCAGCCGGGCTGATAGAAATTGTTGAACACGAAGCCCTCATGGGTGAGACGATAGAGGGTGGGGGTCAGCTCCTCACTGATAACATAGGGAGAGAAGGCCTCGGCAGTAATGAGAATGAGATTCTTTCCCTCGAAAAGACCCGTATACTCATTCTGCTGGGTAGCGGCCTTAGCGGCAAAGTAGCGGTTGAGAGAAGCGGTGGTGGAGGATGCCCCCTCATTCAAGGCGGCAAAGTCGATGTCCATCTTGTTGTACTCGTACTGCTCCAGCGTGGGGTGATCTACCGCCTCAATATCAATGCCCTCGGTGATATCATCCAGCGGGGCTTCGGGGATGCCGAAGATGGCGTATTGCACTTCAAGGCGGACAGTGCCCGACAGACCCACCATAGCAACGGCGTGGTCGGGAGTATAGTTATAGGTGTAGGTATCCTTCTGCCGTCCCGTAAGGCAGAGAACCGAACCCAGTACCTGCGCCAACACCAAAATCACCAGCAATGTGATGCCCGCCGTCTTGCCGAGACTTTTCTGAGGCAGAAGATGGCGGCGGAAGATGATAAGGCAGATAAAAGGAATGAGGGAAAGGCCGATAAAAGGCAGGCGGTCAAAGACCACCTCCACGGCGGTGGCGGCAAAGTCGGACATGACTTGCCCCGCCATATTGGCCATATAACTGAGGCCAAAGTAGGTCTTAAAATAGCTCTTGCAGCAGTATTCCACACAGACGAGCACCGTCCAAGCAAAGCATACCACATAGCTCAGCACAGCGCGGAGCTTATCGGGGCGCACCAAATGCAGCAGCAGCGTCACCGCTGTTCCAAGCACTGCGGCAAACAGCACCGTGTACAGCAAGGAAACACTGAAAAAGGATATGGTATTGTCAAACAGGCGCAGCAGCAGTTCATGATAGACCAGCGCTGCGGTAAAGAAGCCGAGAGACAGCCACTTCTTGGGGGGCTGCGGCGTCTCCAAATGGGTGGGTTGTGCCTTGTTCATTGGTGAACTCCTTACTGAGGTGACAATTCCATCGGAAAATTTCTAAAATTCCCGATTTAACCTTATTATTTTACCACAGGAAAGAAAATAATACAATGGCGAACAAAAAATTTACAATTTTTCCCGCAGGGCTTCTTCCAGTTTCCCCAGTGCTTTTTTCTCTAAGCGGGAGACATAGCTGCGGGAGATGTGGTAGACCTCCGCCACCTGCCGCTGGGTCTGGGGCGGGTGTCCGTCGAGGCCGTAGCGACGGCGAATGATGTCGGCCTCGCGGTCGGTCAGTTCCTCCGCCACCAAGCGGCGCACCAAGAGCCGCTCCTCCTGCGCCTGTAAGTCCTCCAGTAAGGAGTCGTTCTCCCCTACCACATCGCTTAAATAGAGGTCGCCGCCATCGCTGTCGGTCTCGATGGTGTCGCTTAAGGATACCTCTCCCTGCATTTTGCGGCAGAGGCGGAAGTACATCAATATTTCGTTTTCGATGCACCTTGAGGCGTAGGTTGCCAAACGGATGCCCTTGTCGGCTTTGAAGGTGTTGACGGCTTTGATTAAACCGATGGTGCCGATGGAGATCAAGTCCTCCTGATTGTCGGCTTGGGTGTAGTATTTTTTGATAATGTGGGCAACAAGGCGCAAATTATGCTCCACCAGTGTGTTCCGCGCTTCCATATCCCCCGCCGCCCAACGGGTGAGGCAGTCGGCCTCCTCCGCTGAGGATAGTGGCTTTGGGAAAGACGAGGCGGGCAGGGACAGGTGGAGGGTCAAAAATAAACTCTGCTGCAACAGCAGCAGTGACAACAGCATGACGATGGTCACTCCTCTCGCTTTTTTGGTAGCGTATGTGACCACGGCGCGTCCCTATGACGAAAAAAACCTCCCAAACGACGAACCGCCCCACAGGAACTATTGCTCCCATGAGGCGGTTTCTTATTTAGTCGATTTCTTCGTATTCAGCATCGTTGGGGACGCGGGCGTTCTGGAATTCGAACTCGCCATCGATCTCGCACTCGGGACACTGACCGAAGCTCTCACCCAGCGCCGCTAAGAGGCCAAGCTCAGACTTGAACTTCTTGCCACAGCGAGGGCAATGATAATACATGAAGCAAGGGCCCCAAGTCATGTTAGTTCAGACCCAGGATCTCGCGGGCCTCAGCGGGGGTAGCGGGCTCACGGCCGAACTCCTTGATGACGCGGACGGCGCGC